GAGAGTGATTATTTCCCGGACACGATGAAGGAATGTATCTTCCAAAAAAATCAATACAGTTGCACTAGGGAAGGAGGCGGATATTGGAAAGAACCGACAGAAAGAACGGTTGCTAATGCAAAATGGCTGCTTGAAAACGGAAGTCAATTACCGGAGAAGGTCTTATTTCAAAGTCAGTTCCGACAGGCAGACGGAGTTTATAAGCAGATCGGGAATCAGTATTACTGCTACAAAGAGGACTAAGGAATGGCAAGAAAATTGTTCTGCGTGTTGTTAACCCTGATGCTGATAATCAGCGCCATGGCGTGGGTGATGAGCTGGAGCGTGTGAGGAAAGGAGCGGAAATGTACAAAATCAAAGCAATCATCAAACGACCGGATGAAGAATACGGTCATGTCACGAACATCAGTCCCTCATTGGCTAACCTTCAGAAAACCGTGGGCGGATATATCGAAACGATTTCAAATGAGTCATTCGTGATTATCTGCAACGAGGAAGGAAAAATTCATAATCTTGAACCGAATATGCGGTACTGTGGGGAGTTGCTTGTGGGGACGATCATCGTGTGCGGGATAGACGGTGATGAGTTCGGGGATCTTCAGATCTCGTTCAGCACATGGAAGAAGATCGTTGATATGAATAAGGACTTTATCGTTTGAGGAGAGGAGGAGCATGAGCATTTTTTCAGATTATGAGTGCGGGGCGATGAGCGAGAGCGAGTTCAAACAGGAATGCGCCAGGATGAACCGGGAGGAGCGCGATGAGCTTGACCAGTTTGAATACGTGATCATTCCAGAAAGAGACAAGGAAACCTACAAGAGATTAAGAGAAAAGAAGAAGGAGTCAAAAATGGTAGAAATTTGCGAAACAAATTATGAGGAGTTTACGAGGAAGAGTGTCAAGTACGACATTCTCAAGACCGCGATCGAGCAGAACGTTCATGTAGGCGAGTATAGCTTGAGAGGTCTCATCGATAACAGTGATGATGTGGTGGATCTGCTTGCCCTGTTGGAGCCGGAGTTCGCAAAGGCGCTGGATGACATGATCGCCTACAAGAAGGCAGAGGTAGCGGCAAAGAAGGAAGAGGAAGCGGAGAAGGCAGAAGCCGAGGAGGAGTTGTGATGGAAAGACCGTTATTTCCGGAGATCGTACAGAGGGAGATCAAGCGCCGGGTAACTGCTGCCACAAAGATCGAGCGCAAGTGGATGCTTGAAGCGATGAGCCTTGAGGAGCTGATGAACGAGGTTTCCGAACGTGCCTCGATGCACAAGGCCGGAGAAGCTGCCATGGTCGATATTGCCAAGAAGATCGTGTGGAGGGATAACGCCCTGGCAGAAGGGAGTGACAAATGGGTTACCACGACTTAAGCCCGGAAGCCTTCCTGACGGTGGAGGTTCAGCAGACAAACACAGCCGAGGATGCGTACCTCTTCCGGCAGTGGCTTGACACCCAGGCAGAAAAAGTGAACCGTCTTATCTCGCTTCAGAAACAAGGCGGTTTACAGGTAGGTATAGACGCTCGTCTATGTGATGAGTGTAGCACGGAGTAAAAGAAAGGACAAGAAGAATATGGCTACATTGTACAAATTGACTGGTGAATTTTTGCAGTTGTATGAGATCGCCACGGAAGAAGGCGATGATCAGGCATTCCTCGACACGCTCGAAGGTCTGATGGGAGAGTTGGAAGTAAAGGCCCGGGGATATGTCGGAGTGATCAAGCAGCTCGAAATGGAAGCGTCAAACTGCGCAGATCAGGTCGAGTTTTGGCAGGCAAAGCAGAAGGCACGGGAGAACGCCTGCAAGCGTCTGAAGGATGCCATGAGGGATGCCATGATCCAGATCGGACAGGATGAGGTCAAGGCCGGGGAGTATTCCATTAAGTTGCAGAACAACGGCGGCAAACAGCCCCTGATCATCGACGGGGATGTCCCGGACAGCCTCACGAAGGTCACGATCGAGCCTGACAAGGACCGCATCAGGGCATATCTGGAAGCGCTCGCACCGGGGGACACTTGCGACTTCGCACACTTGGAGCCCAGGGGAAAGCACATCAAGATTAAGTAAGGAAAGGAGGAGAGGTTATGGCAATGCCGATTCTGATCTACGGCAAGTCCGGCAGTGGCAAGAGTCGTTCGCTGAAGTTCTTTGATGCCGATGAGATCCTGCTGATCAACATCGAAGGCAAGGAGCTTCCGTTCCGGAACGAGTTCAAGTACAAATGTCGGACGGACTCGATCGATACCATCATCGACCAAATTAAGAAGATGCCGTGCAAGATTGCCGTGATTGATGACGCCGGGTATCTGATGACTCATCACTTCATGGATAACCACAGGAGCAAGAAGGGGAATGCGTCTTTTGAAATGTATGACGATATCGCCGATCGAATGTACTTCCTCATCCAGCGCATCAAGAACGAGGTTCCTGAAGGCATCAGGGTCTACATCATGCTACACGAGGACACGAATGACGCCGGGGACACGAAGCTGCGCACCATTGGGAAACTGATCGACAACAAAGTCTGCCTGGAAGGAATGGTGACGATCTGCATAAGGTGCATGAGCGACAACGGAAAGCACTTCTTCCGGACGCAGACTGACGGGTTCGACATCACGAAGAGCCCCGAGGAATTGTTTGATGAAATCGAGATCGACAACAATCTGAAGGCCGTGGATGATGCCATCGCGGAATTCTACGGCTGGAACACTACTAAAAAGAAATAGGAGGAAACATTATGAACAAACCCACAGCTTATGACGAGACACAGGCCGGAGGAGACTTTATCCCCGTGGAACTTGGCGCACACTATGGCGTCATCAAGAATGTCTCGGAGCGCGAAACCAAGAACGGAGACCCGATGATCGTGGTCAGCATTGACTTCGACAAGAAGGACAGTCAGCCCGGCTACTTCACGGAAATGTTCAAGAAGGACGTGAGACCGGACAAGAAGTACCCGAATCAGGCAGTCAACTACATCATGACCGAGTATCAGAACGCCTGCACCAAGGGCTTCAAGTCCTTCATGAAGGCTTTCGCGGACAGTAACGGCATCAGCGAGACCGCCATCAAGTGGGGCTCGGACTTCACGGCACAGTTTAAGAACAAGAAGATCGGCGTCGTGTACGGCAATGTCGAGGAGCTTTACAACGGGGAGCTGAAAATGCACCGGAAGATCAGATGGTTCTGCGACTACAACAAGGTGCCCGATCAGCGTGTGCCGGAGGACAAGCTGACCAATCCGAACGAGTCGAAGAAGGTCGAAGCTCCCGCGCAGAACTCCACGGCAGGTCTCACCGAAGATATCCCTTTTGAATGAGGATCGGCGTCGACAAGAATCAGCTCGTCGGTGATCACGGAGCGTCAAACCGCCGGAAGCACTCCCAGATGGTACGCGAAGGGGTGGAATTGATTCCCCTTCGAATACCGTTTGGTGACTACATCCTTATCGACGATCGGATCCAGAACATCATGGACCGGCTCGGTGGAGCTTCCGAGGTTCACAAGAAGGATCTGGAATCAGCCATCAGGTTGAGCATTGACACGAAGAAGAATCTTCAGGAGATTGCCGGCAATATCTGCTCACGGCAGCATGAAAGGTTCAAGCGTGAGCTTCTGGCATCACAGGGCCGGATGGTGATCCTGATCGAGGAGGACGGCATCGAAACGCTGGAGGATGTTTACTTCTGGGAGAATCCCCGTCTGAAGTACTGCCCGAAAGCCACGAAGGGCCCGTCACTTTATCGATCGCTTTGCACCATCGAGAAGGAGTACGGAGTGGAAATACGGTTTTGCCAGCGGAAGAACGCCGGAAGGGAGATCATAAGGATTCTAGGAGAGAAGTATGAATAGAGGTTACATCAAACTGTTTAGGAAAATAGAAGATTGTCCGTTGTTCATCGATAACGAGCCATATTGCAAGTTGTCTGCATGGATTGACCTTATCCTGATGGCGAATCACAAGGACAGTTCCTTCATGATCGGAATGACAAAATACAATGTGAAGCGCGGTCAGAAGTGGACTTCGATCGGCAAATTGAGCGAGCGGTGGAACTGGGGAAGGGACAAAGTGAGCCGATACCTAAATCTGCTCGAAAACGAGGGAATGATATACCAAGAACGCACCAACCGTGGATTGCTCATAACCGTTGTAAATTACACGTTTTATCAGGATTTTAACGTAGTGACCCGACAGCCAATCGAACAGCCAATCAAACAGCCGATCGAACAGCAAGCCAACATCAGAGTCGATAACAGATCGAACAGCCAATCGCACACAAACAATAATGATAAGAATGATATTAAGAATGATATTAAGAATGATAAAAAAATGAAAAAAAAGCCTGCGGCCGGATTTGTGTGTGGAGGGAAACGATACTATGAGGAATGACGGACTATTCAACATAACTGAATTGAGGAAAGCGATCTCACAGCTGAAGCCTGACGGGGAACTATTCGAGGTCAGGATCATCGGGGACAAGATCAATCCCCTGTCCGGTTACTTCCGCGATGTCGAGACGCTGATCAAAGCATTTGATACGGTCGACCTCCGGAACACGAATGTATACATCACTCTGAACAAGCTTACCGATGCCTTATACAGCCGGCAGCAGGCAGACAGGTTCCTGAATGCCAAGAATACAACATCGGACAAAGAGGTCGAGGCTTACGACTGGCTTTTCATCGATTTGGATCCAGAACGGCCCGCGGGGATATCCAGCACGGACGAGGAGCTTCAGGAAGCTGCAGCGCTGGCGCAGAAGGTCTATGTGTATCTGAAGGGCTTAGGCTTCGAGGAGCCGGTCAGGGCCTTCAGCGGGAATGGCTATCATCTTCTGTATAAGATCGGACTCGTCAAGAACGATGAGAACGTGAAGCTTGTCGAGCGTTGCCTGAAGTCGCTTTCGATGATGTTCTCGACGGACACGGTCAAGATCGACACGGCGAACTTTAACCCGAGCCGAATATGCAAACTGTATGGCACCGTGGCGCAGAAGGGCTCGAACTCCGACAGTCGACCTCACAGGCTCGCGAGGATTGATGGCGAGATCACGGCACTGAAGCAGACATCGCGGATCTACCTTGAACGGCTGGCAGAGGATATCCCGGAAGAGCCGATCCGACCGGCACAATATAACAGCTATGCTCCATCGGAGTTTGACATTGAGTCCTGGATGGACGAGCACGGCATCAGGTACAGGACGAAGAGTGACTCGAAGTCCATTAAATATGTTTTGGACGAGTGCCCCTTCGACTCGAACCACAAAGCTCCTGACTCGATGATCTTCAAGATGGCTTCCGGGGCCGTGGGGTTCAAGTGCCTGCACGACAGCTGCCAAGGCAAGACATGGCAGGATGTCCGCATTATGTATGAACCGGATGCCTATGAGAAGAAGAACGAGGAGTTTGACCGGGCAATCGAGGAAGGGTGGAAGCGCCACAACCGCGACAAGCAGAACGAGGAAATCAATGTCGAGAACGGGGACGAGTGGGAGACCGTCCAGACGATCATCGACAAAAAGACTCCTGATGGCGAGTTCATCAAAACCCACATCGACACGATCGACAAGAAGATGCACGGGCTCCAGAAGGGCGGAGTGAGTCTCTGGTCCGGACTTCGGGCATCGGCAAAGTCGACCATCCTGTCGCAGATCGCTCTACATGCCGTCAATGACGGGCACTCGGTTCTGTTTTACTCCGGAGAGCTGACGGGGAAGCGCTTCACACGATGGCTGATCCAGCAGGCAGCAGGTCGGCAGTATGTACGGGAGATCGAGAAGGACGAGTCAATATTCTACGTTGTGCCGGATGACATACGGAATGACATCGCCAAATGGCTGCATGATCGTTTGCTCCTCTACAACAACAGTTATGGCTCGGACTATTCGGCCTTTATGTCACGGATCGAGGGCAAGATCAAGGAGTACAAGCCCGACCTCATAGTCCTCGACAACCTGATGACCATCGACATCATGGAAGTCGACCAGAACGAATACCGGGCACAGACCGTACTGATGAAACAGCTCTACAACCTGGCACAGTCCTACAACATACACATAGCGCTCGTGGCACATCCGCGGAAAACGATCAACTTCCTGCGCCTGATGGATATATCCGGAAGTGCAAATATAAGCAATCTCGTTGACGCCGCCTTCATCATCCACAGGGTAAACCACGACTTTAAGCGCGGGTACATGGCGGAGTTCTGCGGACCGAAGGCGAAGGAAGAGGAAATACCGCTGTTTAACGCCACGAATGTGATCGAGATTGCCAAGGACCGCGAGACCGGCATCCAGGACGAATTCATTCCGCTATGGTATGAGACCGAGAGCAGACGGATGCTGAACGAGAAAACTGAGGTCATCAAGTTCAAATGGACTACGGAATGGGCAGAGTCGGAGCAGGAGAATGATTTTATGGAGTTATCCGAGGGAGACATCCCGTTTGAGTAGGAGGAAGAAAGGATGCTAATGACGCTGGAACAGAAGAAAGAATTTGCTTACAAGGAATTCCTAAAGTCGGAGTTCGTGGCGCTTGGGGACCTTCCGGAAGAGGAAGAAGCTGCGACCGAGTTCATCAAGAAGGCCATACCTGCTGCCGGTCGCTTCATGGTCCTCTGGATCGGACGGGGAAAGTTCATCGAGACCTATGTGAACGAGCTGACGATGGATCGGCTGGACGAGATCGAGCGGAAGTACAAGAAGAGGTTCACGAAGGAATGAGCGTAAGGGAGAAAAGGATTGAACAAGCCCTTGAACTGTATGAGGAAGGATGCAATGCCTCGGAGATCGGACGCAGGTTGCATGTAAACCATACGACAATCATTGAATGGCTGAAGGAACGGGGAGTGTATCGAGCAGTATTTCTATCACCATCACAACTTGATGAAATCCGTCTTTACTATGTCAATGATGGTCTTTCGGTCAAGGAAGTTGCTACGATTATGAATCTTCCGGAACAAAGAATCAG